CTATCTTACTTTCTGCAATAACACGATGCTTTCAATATGAACCGTATTCGGGAACTGATCCACAGCTGTCGCTCTCATAACCTTATATCCTGCTGCCTCAAATACCTCCAAATCTCTCGCAAGACTTGTCGGCTTACAGCTGATATATACCATCTGTTCAACTCCGAAATCAATGATCTTGATGAATGTTCTAATTTGGTGTGTAAAAAGTCTAACACATTTGCTTGCAAAAACAATTATTAATAAATCATATCATTAAGGAGGCTGTTTTTCAAATGAAAAGAATTTCAAATTTAAAAAGAATGAGAGTTATGAAAAGGCTTCGCCAGGAAGATCTGGCGAAAAGATCCGGAGTGCCTGTAAAATGTATCGGAAACTATGAACAGTTTCGTCGCGATATAAATCATGCCCGCTTCATTACTGTATATAAATTAGCACAGGGGCTTGGTTGCGATGTAATGGATATCGTTGAAAAAAACGAGTTATAAATTATAGCAATTATCAACAAAGAAAGCCTTAAATTTTTGTGCAGATTATTGTTATAAATTACTTGAATAGTACGCTTACCAGAGTTAATATACATACAAGCTAAAGAATATAAAAAATACATCGGAGGATATAAAGATGAAAAATATTAAAAACGAAGTTTATAATGCACTTGCAAATATTATGTTTGAAACAGGAGCAAGCAAAGAGGATATGAATGAAGCGATCGAATGGTTTAATGAAAAATTCTATGATACAGATGAAGATAACGATAACGAGGAATCTACAGAAATGAATTTTGAAGCAGATACAAATGTATTTACTGAAGATGCTGATGAGAATCTAGTTGAAAGAAAACCAATGAAAGCAAATGAATTAGTTGCTGGGAAGAATTATTGGTGTGGATGGGCTGGCCGCGACGGTCGCTTTGTACGAATTGAAAACGTCACAAGATGTGGTTCAACTGAAAGCTGCGCAGTCTTTCGCGATGATATCGGTTGCGCTATCGAGTGTAAAGTTGACAATGTCGAGCACTGGGTTGTTGAAGCTTAGAAAGGAATGAATCAAAATGTTTAATAAAGAAAAATTAAAACAAACTATGGTTGCCCATGGCGATACGAACAAAGCACTTGCAGGCTTCTTAGGTATGACCGCATCCAATTTCTCAACAATTTGGAACGGGCGGCAGCAGTTCCAAAAAAAACATATGATTCTGATAGCTGTTCGCTATGATCTGACGCCGCAGGACGTATGGGAGATTTTCCTTCAGAACGATGTCGAATCTTTAAAAAGGAGAGACTGAGTATTATTTCAGTCTCTCCTTTTTTGTTATCTTAATAATAATTTTTTCCATGTACTCTTGCCGCAGATTTTGTCTGCAGTAAGTTTGTTTTTCTTCTGAAAAGCTTCTAAAGCATGCAGTGTATTTTCACCGCAGCTTTTATCAATTTCTAGCGTTTTCCCGTCTTTTCCTTTATAGCCTCTGCTTCTTAAGAGACGTTGCATTAATTCCACATCGTTTCCTACGCTTCCTTTTTTTACTGTGCTTACATTAAACATATATTTACTCCCTTCCGTCTTTTTTTTCGATCTACTTGTTTGATTGTTTTTCTTTTTACCGGCCACGGCTTTTACAAACAGATCATGCTCTGCTTTTCTTCTTCGCGTCAAACCTCGATAGACTTTTCCGCCAGCTTTGTTATATTCCAGCATTTTCTTTGCAATTTCCGCGTTTGATCTGGTTCCGGATGCTGTCAAACCGCCAATACTTCCGATATTGTAGCAAAAGCTGACTAGAGCATCGATCTGATTCTGATTCCAGTTGTATTTCGAATTATATTTTATAACCAACGGCAGATACTTCTTCTCTAGAGATTTTCGAAGCCATGAATCTGCCTGCGTCTTTGTAATCACAAGCCCTTGTTTGATCGTAGTTCCAGTAATGGACTTGTCCGAATTTGTGATACCGTATCCGACGGTCCAAACGCCCACCTCATCTTTGTATGCTTTTAAATAACATCCTTCAAATTCTTTCACGAGCTTGATACAGTTTTCTGTGATTTTTGCCATACTTATTCCTCCTCACATTCTGGAAGTCCTGCAATACTTGTCAGCAATGAAACAACACCTGCCAATGCAGCAGTGCCGGCTACTACCTTCCAGTCAACTTGTTGGATCATTTGCGCGGCAGGGATCAATGATACAGCTGTATGTGCCATTGTTTTTACTGCTCTGATCGCAGCTGCCTTCATCCATTTTTTTGTGTTTACGCTTGTTTTTAATACAGTGTTTTTAAACATAATTATTACCTCACATTCCTATTTGTTTTAGACAAACGCCAATGACAGCGCCGATTAATGTCGTAATAACGTACCCTGTTACTTGTTGCCATTTTTCGCCGTCCTTTTTTTCTAGTGCTTCCAGTCTCTTGCCTTGCTGCTCTTGTTCTCGGAACATATTCCCCATGTTAACAGCGAGTTCATGGACTGATGTTGTTAGCGAGTTCCATTCTTTGATTGACATCTCACAGAGCTCAAGCCTGCGATTTTGTCGTTCTTCTTCCTGCTCGATTCTGCGGCGGAATTCATCATGTTCTTCTCTAGTAATCCTCGATGTTGGAAAAAACCACGCCATTGTGTCCTCCTTGTTGCATAAGAAAAAGCAGCCATGTGGCTGCTTAAATTATTCCATCAAGATTTTTTTCGACATCTTCATATTTCATTGAAAATCTATCTTTGATTGTCTTTTCGATGTCGCTTTGTTCTAATAAATTTTGTTGCTCTAGAATAATACTTGACAGAATGTTCACTGCGTTACAAAGTCTGCAAATGATTTCAAAATCACTCATAGACGTCTCCCGTGATTTCTTGGTACTGATCTTCAGTGATCCATCCATTTTTAACCGCCTTTTTGAGGCCCGCTTTTGTCAGTCTCTTTGCATTATAGAGCCTTTTTAAACGTTCGTACATTTTATTCACCTCCTAAATTCAGCACGACCAAGTCGTCAATGACACTATTCATGCTTGCGATCGTTTCCTGCTGATCAGCGACTACCTTCTGCAGAGCTTCCATTTCTGTCAGATTTTCTTCTCCTTCTTCCTGCTTCGCTTTTTCTAACCAGGAATCGAATGTTGCAGCGATTCTTTCTTCAAGATTTTCTGCATATGGAGTCTCTAATTCATACCGATCATATGTATAATATGTCTGTGTATTTTCATCTCCCATCTGCTTTTCAAATGGGCCAGAGATGTTATCGTAAAGAATTACAAGACATGACTCGCCTTCTTTTTTTGGAAAAGCTTCAATTTCAAACTGCAGCTGCGGTTTTAAGTTGCTTTCTGTTTTCATGACTGATTACTCCTTTCAGTTGCTTTATATTTACATAGGGCTTGATATATTTCTCCCAGAATCTATAAGAATCTGTGGCTTTGATATAGCCCATGTAACTAACCATTCCGGATGCATTGGTAAGAGAAATATAATCCTTTTTTGCAATGGTCCTTGCTTTTCTGGAGATTCGATGCATGATCGTTTTTCTTAATGAAACATGATCTGTGTGAAATCTATAGCCTAAAAAATCTAATGGTCGAAACTTGAGCCTGAAAACCTGCCATGTATGTTTCAGTCTCATATTTACTGCCTCCAATTCTTTAGATATAAATTTGACTGCTTTATGAAGCTTCCTCTTTGATGTATCAAACAAAACGATGTCATCAACATATCTGACATAATGATGAAGCCCGCATTTTTCTGATATTTTATGATCAAGATCCTGGAAGAAAAAATTTAGGAACCATGGAGATGTATAAAGTCCTACCGGTATCCCGACTGCCTCAATTTCAGGGAGCAATCTTTCACCAGTTGCCATCGGTTGCTGGTAGCTGGCTATGATCTTGTAAGCTAATCTTAAAAATCTTTTATCTTTGATTCTTTTCTTCAGCTTTTCCTGAAGCTTCGCATGGGATAATGTCGGATAGCAATGCTTCACATCTAATTGAGCGACCTTGCTTGTGCCCGCAGGATCTGTTTTGATCCAGTGTGTGATCACTTTTCTAGCACCATCAGTTCCTTTTCCTGGAACGCATCCGCATGAATATTCATACACGCTGTGAGTCACAACTTCTTTAAAAATTTGAACAAATGCATGATGGATGCACTGATCAGGAAAGAACCGCGGCACTGCTATAATTCTTTTTTTCTTTTTGATCCCATCATTGATCTCACGGATTGCATACTGATGAGGGTTGAAACTTTCTGAAGAAAGAATCTCATGCAGTTTGTCCGTGTATTTTTCAATATCATTTAACACTCTTCTTACAGATGCACGATTTCTTTTTCTCCTCGCTGCATTCTGAATGGCTAATTTTAAATTATCCCGGTCAATCATTTTTTCAAATAAATGACCGATTCTCTTTGTGTATTTTATTTGTGTCATTATGGTAAGTCCTTATCTCTTTGTCAGCCTCACTGGCTTTCGATCATGCTACTAACCAGTGCCATTTACGGCCTAATTTTCACCAAGTGGTGAGGCATCACAATATAACGGCAATCTTAAAGACTGCAAATAAATGCACGACATTTTATATATCAATCAATTAGAAAATGTCAAATTTAGATAAGTATAACAAAGTGGGCGACCGGAGTAGTTCCAGTTCGAATTACCAGCGCCATTGTTACAGTTCCGGTTGAACGGCCCCGCATTCGTGCCATTGTTCACGTTCCCGCCAGAGATCACCACCGATCGCGCGTGCATTTACTCCCTATATATTTATAGTTACTTTTTGTTGTTTACTTTAGGCTCCCGGCATGTAATGATATAGTTTCCTTTGCCGGAAGTTATAACGGGGGAGAAATCCCCCGATCCCCCTTAAAATGGTATCATTTTCGGCTTTGAGGGCGACCGGAGTAGTTCCAGTTCGAATAACCAGCGCCACCGCTACAGTTCCGGTTGAACGGCCCCGCATCCGTGCCATTGCTCACGCTCCCGCCAGAGAGCACCACCTCTCCACCTTCGTTCATCCAGTAATAATCGCAGAAATAAGATGTTGTTCCCGCTCCTATTTCTGTGCAGATTTCAATTTCTGGCCACTCTTTATCATAGCCGAATGTCTTCACATATCCTTCTTTCTGACCGGCCACGTATCCTACTTTAAAGTAAGCGCCATTATAAACCTTGTCTGCATACGCACTTCTGTCGTTGCAGTAATAATGCTGGAATCTCTGAATGTTATCTCCATCCCTAAACTGCCATGCATTTCCGTACCAGTCTTCGATCCATAAGAATCTGATAGCGCTAGTTCCGTTTGTCTTTCCGTCTACTCGGCCATTTGGTGATGCCATTTCGATAGTAGCTCCTGTTGGCTGCAAAGATGACCAAATCACAGATGTTGTTGTAATGGCAGCAGGTTCCCCATCGAAATAAATACAAGATGCATTTTCAACTTCTGTTGAATCTATAATTTTCGTAATTCTTCGATCTGCGGCTAGACTCTGATTCCATAATCCAGTACCGATTGAGATTCCCTGCCCCACAAAAAATCTTGCAGCGTAATCTTTATTGATCGTGATATAGTTTCCCGTACGCTCCTGCAATGCAAGCCCTTTTGTTCCATCCTCAGGGAATTCTGTTCTTCCGGATCCAAGAACTGCCTGTGCATTTGAATTTGCGAACATTACAATGAAGCAAGTGTCGAGGAAATGCATCGCCCATACATCATCTAAGTACCAGTTATTTCCTTTGGCATTACATAATTTTCTGAATCCATCCCTTGTTTTGTTATGCGCAGGGAATGCTCCGGCTTTTGATTCCAGTTTATTTCCTTCAGAATTTAATGATCCGACGAAGATTGGAAGGTATACCTTTTCACTGATTCTTCGATCATCTCCATCTGTGAACAAGTGATCTAAATGCAAGCGTCCAATTTTTCCTGATGATACTGCTCGATATTCCCATTCGACTCCGTTTTCGTCTGTCTCGAACCAACGGCCAGTGTAAGTCATTGGAACTTCGAGCATGACATCTCCGTTGCTTCCATCCCACTGGAAGTCTGCATCACCGAGATATGCATTGACCGTTCTGTCTGCAGCAAGGTTACATGGTCGCATTTCATTAAATGGGAAATGGCTCATCATGTCATTTTGAACTGTTCCATTCCCAACTGCTGCCTTGCAGACCATTCCGACTGCGTCTCCGTATCTTTCCCATGTTGCAGAACTTGAAGATACTTTTCTTCTTGCCGCCAGAATCTCTACTTTGTTCTGTTCAATTACAGACACCCTTGCTTCCAACGCTTCCAGATCTGCCTGCAGGGCGATTGCTCCAGCGCTATTGATCGTCACGTTTGCTGCATTCGCTACTTCTAAGTAATAGCTCATGTTGATAACAGACGGAATTACATTGTTGTAAGCTGGCATGTAATCGCTTGTGCTTGCAGTCGCGATTGAATATAAGATTTCTCCTTTATCTGGATCCTGCGCAAAGATACCAAATTCTTTGATCTCATATCCATTTTTCAGCTCTGTATCTTCTGTTTTATTTGAGATCGCAATTTTTAGCACGAGCGTGCTGTCATTGCTGATCTGCATATCTGAAATCGGGAAGGTCTGCTGCGGAGCTTTTAAAGCAGTTCTTGTATCTACTGCTTCTCCTGACGTATAGCTTCCTGATCCAGTTTGTGCTTTTGTGATTTTAATCGTAGCCTTCCCTGCCTGCGCTTTTGCAAGCAAGGCTTTTCCGGCTGTTGTTAATTTACTTGAATTCCAAATAAGCATGATATCCTCCTTTTATAGTACATGCGTTGTTTCTGATAAGATTGCAGCTTACTGCACATTTATCATTTCTTGTCTACCTGTAATATCTTGCATTTTGTTATCGTTCAGAACTGTCGTCATATTTGACAGAATTGCAGCTTGTTGTACATCTACTATTTCTTGTCTTGCGATAGTATCCTGTGTCTCGTTGTTGTTCAGAACAGTAGTTGCACCTCCATGACTGATTGCAATCTGGCTTGCGTAGTTTCCAGATCTTGCATCTGAATTCTGATCAGAGCTATTGATTACGAATGTTTCAGTTGTGGCGTTCTGACTTGCCGCATAGTAATTATTAAGAGCTGCCTCATTTGCATAATGTTCGTAATTTAATACTACGGTTTCAGTGACTGCTACCGATCTCATTGCGATTGATGCTCCCTGATGCAGATCCCTATTAATCACTACTCGTCTGATCTGCGATCTTGCATTTTTTACCTTGTCAATAATTGCAGATAACGTATCAATGATTCCTCGTTCCATTGGCGCATTTGTAATGATGTCGAACGTCCCAGGCGTGTATGGCGGTTCTGTAAAATCGAACCATTCTACGATTTTCCCTAAGCCAAAAACAACAGAGATCAATTCTTCAACCGCTGCCGGAGTTCCTGCTTTTGCATACCAAGATAATGTGTTTTGAATAATATTTCTTTTCACAGAGATATCCATCGTTTCTTCGTAGTACATCGTTCTAAGCTCTACGGCTAACATGTCCAGAATGTCATCTGGCAAGTTCTGAATAATTGAATACGTCCGCGTTCCATCCGCTTTCTCTAGGATGAATTGCATCATTTTTTTAATCGCGTATGAAAATGCATAATTTTTCGGATCTCCTTTAAATGGAGAAACGTCTGCAAGTTCTCCATCCTTCAGATTAATCATTTTCCACGCCTCCGTATGTAACGGTCTGAGCGGTTAATTTAGCCACTGAGGTAGCATTGATTACCGTAAAGACAGGAGATTTGATCTCGACTCGCTTTGCCCCTGCATTAATTACCAGTTTGGTCAATTCCGACGGATTGATGTCTCTGCCAATCGCCCCTCGTTGCCAGTTAATGTATTCTGTAATTGCAGAATTAACTTCATTTTTTATCGTATCGACCTTATTAAGATCAGATTGATTAATGAAATATTTCATATTAATTGCATAGTCTACGGTTTCTGGAGCAGCGACTGTTACATGATCCGTAACTGGTCGGATGCCATTATCTCTAAGATGTGCTTGTAATCCTTGAATGTCTCCGTCGGTTGGTAATGCTCCATCCTTCATGATGATTCTTACATCAACTTCCATCGGTGCTGGGTTTGTAATTTTCACATCTGAAATATTCGGATTGTAATCAAGAGCATGATATTTGTATGCATCAACAGGTCCAGCAGTGCTGTATCCAGCTGGTACTAAATAAATTCTTCTTGCGAGATCTTCATCACTTTCTTCTTCAGCTCCACCTGCCGTCGTTACGATATTCATCGCTGACCCGATATATCTTATAGAATCCATCAATGCATTGATTTCTCCAGGCGCATAACCATTTCCGGCTTCTCCAGCTGTATTGCAAGTTGCGCTCACATCCACATAAGAACTCCCAGATTTGATTAAGGCATCCGCATTGGTTGAAAAGTACACATCACCATTCGTTACCTTAGTTCCTTGCGGGATAGTAATGTCTTCGTCGATTTGTGGTGCAGCCGACGTGAACCTTATAATTGTCGCTGCATATGTCGCACTGTTTCTGTTTAACCCTTTCAGCGCCGCCAGATTCTCGAGATAATCTCCATATGAGTATTTAAGCAGATCCTGTTTTCCGGCACGGTCAACGTATAAAAGTGTTTGATACATTAATACTCCGACGCTCTGTAACATTAAACGATAAGGATCAGCTCTCATCATTACAATATCTTCTCCAGCAATTTCTTTGTATCGAGTCATATAATCTTCAATCAACTGATTTTGTACATCGTCAAGCGTCATATTGTCGATATAACTAACGTCTGGAAGATCGTATAGATCTTTTAATTCCTGCATCATTCGTCACCTTCTTTCTTAATTTTTACATGAAACTGCATCTTCCCATCAATTGATGAAAAATCAGCTTCGACGTTATCTACTTCATACCCAGGAAGGAATTCCTTTACCTTTTCATTTAAATCGAGGGCGAATGTATTCTGTGCCTGTGCCGGTGGCAGATCAAGACAATTCGAACTGATTCCAAATCTCCTTTCTCCTGGCACGGATCCTTCATATACGCTGATTAGCATTTTCATGCAAGTATCTATTCTACTATTTCCAGTTTTTTGAAAATCTATTTCCATCATTCTTCCTCCTTCCTGCCTGTTTTATTTAAATGAACCGGCATTCACCCATCCATAAACATTTGATTTGCTTCCGCTTGTTCTGATCAGATGGTACGGATGCGTATTATGATTAATGATCGTAATTTTAGCCTTTCCGGCCTTTGCCTTTGATCCTCTCGCTCCTTTGCAGCTGCTTACATAATGTTTCCCACCGTTGAATGTCACGATGTCTCCTACTTTATATTTTTTCTTTTTGCTCGTACTCTTTTTTTTCTTTGAGCTTTTCTTTTTTGTCGTTGTTGTTTTAGTTGGCTTTTTTGCTTCCTTTTTGCTAACTGATACGACATATTCTTCAAGAGTTATTTTCACAGTAGCTTTGGCCACTTCGCCTTTGTTCATCACAATGTCATACATTCCTGAATTCGATTTTATGATCCAGTTACTTCCTATGATCTTTCCGCCTAATGTAAATGACATAACTGTACCAGATTCAACCGCTTTTACAATTTTGTCCAAAGTTTCTCGTGGTTTAACACCGTGTTCTGCAGATAAGACAATACTGAAACTTGAATCTTTTAGCTCGGCCCCATTAAATTCTGATCGAGGCTTCTTCGATATAATGTCGTGATATGACCAGCTCCCTGATGCATTCACCTGAAGATCTTTAAATGTAAGTATTTTTTTATCACTGACTTCAAACGTAATCAGTGATCCGAGCGACCCAATCGTTGCCATTATGAATCACCTGCTTTCATAAGATCTGCAACATTTACGTTTCCAGATTTGGTTTTTAAGATGATCTCTTCCGCATTAATTACAAGAGTTCCTTTTTCGTATCTTATAAATGCCTCACCTAGTTTTTTTGCAAATTCTTTTCGATAAACATCAGGATCTGATTCTGGGGGCTGGTTGGCCTCGTTCCAGAATCCTGGGCCAACGATGCCCATTGATGTCCCGTTGCTCATTCCAAAAACAACAACAAATTCACCAATTTCTGGCGGGGCGTATTCCCTGTTGAATGTCATATAAGGGAGGTAATCCGATACGTCATCTTCGTCAGATAGGTCCTCGTATAAAACCTGGATCATTCCAGTTTTGTAATCAATACTGGACACTCTGCCGATTTTAACAATGTCTTCGTTCATCTTTTATCACCTGCCTATTTTTTGATTCGTTTTTGTATTTTTCTGATTTCTAATTTCATCGTGTAACCATTCCGATTGATCGTGTGCGTGATTTTGTTGATAAAATATTTACCATTTACCTGCCCCATATCTGTGATCGTGAGTGTTCCAGTTGCGATTAGCTTTGGATTTGGTTTGACTTCAATTTCCATCGTTGTAGCTGTCTCATTTTCTTCATTAAGCTTTGCGATTGCCTGGAGTCTCGCATCTGCCTTGCTATCTGCTTTCTCATTGATATGGAGTATTCTGCTTCCGCCACCAACACTGGCAGTATACGTTTTGTTGCTTTTCGCATTTGTATACTTCATTTTTGCGCCGGTGTAAGTCTTATAAATACTGTCATTAAAGCTCCAGCTAATTAGATCAGTTTCTTTATAGGTAACTAGGGATTTTTTTGCTTCGTACTTTGCCTTGCTGTAAATAATAATTTTCCCGCAGTACACTTTCATGCCTTGTCCATATTTTTTGGCAAGTGCGTATAAAAATTCACAGTCGTTCTGGCTACTTTGTTTTATCGATTTGATCTTGATTACCGCTCCGGAATCATAAACAAATTCTAAACCGTATCTTTTAGCTATCGATCTGCCGATTGCTTTTAACGTTGTTGATTTCCACGTTTTTGATCTCGGAGTATTTTTGAATGAGGTTTTTGACGGGATCGACAAGGCGGAGTATTTTGCAATTAGTGGCCTTCCAGATATCGATACATCATCTAATGTAAATGACCCGAGATAGAGATCGATTTTTTCTTCGAGGTATTGCCAGTTAAACAGGTAAAGGCGAGCTGATATTTTGTCTCCTTTTTTTGGGGATGTCTTTCCAAGAATGAATGACTTGTCAGCATTTGAAAATGTAATATCTAGGCTATCGCTTTCTCCAGTTGCTGGATCTACATATTCAATTTCTTGAATCCTGTTTGTGATTTCCTTTGGTGTTTTTTTGCGATTGATCTTTATCTGAGGCTCCACTTTTCGTGGAATCTCTTTTGATATCTTACTCGTCTTCATCGTCTACCTCCGCCTCTCCATCTTCTTCATCTTCATCTGGATACTCTTCATCGTCGAATTCTTCGCCTCCGATTTCGTCTGCATCAATATCTTCATCCTCATCGTCATCAAGTCTCCATTCTGGCCAGTCTTCATCCGGTTCATCTGGAATTTCCGGAAGGTTCAAAACGATGCCAGATGGAAAAACTAAGAAATCTAAAAATTCCCAGTTTGCTTCAACTAGATAACGCATGTATGCTTCATCTCCGTAGAGATCGTATGCTATTTTATCCCATGTATCTCCCTGAACTGTTGTGTATGTGTCCGACATCGTTTTTTCTCCTTTCTTATGCAAAGACAATTCTTCCGTGTTTTCTTATGTATTCCTTCATCATTTTTTCGAACTCTGATTGACTCATTCGATTTGCCTCGACGATATCTTCTTTCGATGGGGCTTCGCCCTCAAAGTGGTAAACAGGATTATAAATAATCTGTGGGATACCATCTGCAGTTCCTGGCTGATCATTATCAGAATCTTTTTTATCTGAAGTGTACGCATCGATCGTCTCTCCGATGATACTACTTCTTTGATTCGTGATTGCTGGCACGCTAATGCTTGCCCCTTTTAGATCATTGCTTGTTTCCTTGACAGGATTTGCCAGATTTGCGGTTGCCGCTGCTGATACAGCATCTTTTCTGTATTCGATACCTTTGATCAGACCTTCATCGACATAACGTCCTGTTTCCATCATTACTCGCGATGGTGAGTGGATTTTCAGTGCACCATTCACGGCCGAAGCTGCGGCCGCTGCTACACTTTGAGCTGCTGCAATAACCGCACCTCTTCTCGCATTGATTCCGGAGATTAATCCATTCATCATATGCGCTCCCGCACTGCTAAGATTTACAGACGTATATGCTGATCTGATCGCTACAGCACTACTTCTTGCTGCGGCCGCCGCCCTAGTTCCTCCGGACATGACTGCCACGACGATCTGATTCATTCCATTAGTTGTAGCACTGACGGCAGATGATGTCGTTGACTGCACTGTGGCCATTCCTGCTTGATAACTTGACGCCATCGTTATAACTGCCATATTAACTGATGTAATTGACGTATTTACTGATGTCAACGTTGTTGATGCCATAGATACACTTGCGCAAAACGCAGCAAATGCGGCACTTGCCATCATTAATGGACCAGAAAGCGTTCCAAGTGCTCCGGTCAATGGAGAAATACCGGCCGCGATCGTCGTAAATGCAGCAGACGTCGCTGCGGATTGCGATACGATCGTGGATGCATACGTTGTGAACATTTGCATCCCGGTTGCTGATGTAGTCAACCCCGTTGAAACGATTCCAATAGATACTCCAAGCAGTGACATTGAGGTCGCCATCATTGAGAGCGTCGTCGCAAACGGTGTTAATGATGCCAGCGTTGTGATCAATGTCGTATTTAAAACCAGCATTGATGCATTAACTGTTGTCATTGGCACGACTAATGCAGTCATATTTGTGCTGACTGGCGTCATGCTTGTTACTAATGTTGTAAACCCTATTGACATTGTTGTTAGCAACGTTACCATCGTTGTTGATGTGCTGACTAATGTCTGCATTCCAGTTCCGGCGCTCATGATCGATGTGCTGATCAGTGTCATAGCCGTTGCCGTTGCTGTGATCGTTGCTGTGAATGCGACAAAAATTGCAGCAGATGAAGTTAAACTTGAACTAAATTTAACCGTTGCGGCGCTGACTATTGACATCGGTGTGACTAACGTTGTCATAGCTGATGCTAGTGGTGTAGCGCCTGCTGCAATCGTTGTAAATGCAGTTGATACTGCAGTTCCTTTTGTTGCGATTGCAGTCATTCCTGTTACAAGCAGTGTCATTCCTGCTCCCGCTATCATCGTTGATGTACTTAGCCTTGTCATTCCTGAAGCTGCTGTTGATACAGCTGTTGCAAACGGCCGCATTGCTGAAGCAGCCGGTTTGATGCCTGCGGCCAATGCTACAAATTTAGCAGCTGTCGATACTGATGATCCGGCCATGCTCTTCAGACCACTTCCTGCTTTGCTTGCAGAATCTGCAATCGTTTTGACACCTTCTGCGACGATTTTTGTCTCTTTAGATAGCGGCGCCATCACAACTGCGGCGGCTGTTGCTCCTGCTGCAAACGCAATCAGGCCGATG